CATCAGTGTCCATATGAGTACGTCTCCACGAATGTTTACCTTGCTCAGAGGGCAGCAAGTAAGCCCACGCTTTTACGGTGCGCTAAACCGAATTAAGCTATGTTTTTAAATCTTAAATTAGCCACTTGCAGACAGTAGACTACTTAGACGATTGGTCGGATTCTGGCCTTGCATCTGACCCATACGACTTGCGAGTTGTTGTATGCGCTCCATCCTGCCGCCTTGTCCAGAACCTCCGGGCATTTGTCCCATACCACGCATCTGCCCCATTCCTCTACCTGCTGGTTCACGATAGGGGATGAAAGTTTGTAAGCCTGTGCTGGGATCAATTACGATCTGGTACTTTTTGCCGTCCTTACCTGTCACCATTTGCATCGGGTTCATAGGTAGCTCAGGCATATTCGTTTGAGGCGTTGACGAGGGTAAGGCCATGTTTGGTTTTGTCATTTGGTTAGCAAGTGCGGTAGCTCCTGCTGTACCTGTTCCCGGTGTTTCTCTGCGAGACATAACCAAGTCTTGAGCCGGAGTGCGGTTCATAGGTTGATTCATTTGTCGTAACCGCCTTTTTTCATTTTCTTTTTGCCGCCCTTGCGAGCTTTCTTAGCTGCCTTCATTCCTTCTTTCGTGTAAGGGAACTTCTTACCTTTGACCATTGGCATAACGTCTCTCCTATTTTCTGAATCGTCTGGTTTTCTTTGCTATCTTCTTTGGTTGTGCTGAAGTCTTTTTACCTTTCTTTGCATCGGCTCGTTTCTTCCGAGTCGTTGCTGCGTATTCTTTGTCTGACATTGCCTTGATGGCTGCTGAGGGCAGATAACGCTCCCCGGTGGCTTTCTTACCCTGAGTTGATGGCTTGCCTGACTTTGTGCGCCACTTTTGCGCTGTCCACTTTTTTAAACTCTTTTGAGACTTTTTAAGAGCCATTAGTCTCGATAGCCTCCACCTTTCGCTTTATATTGCTTTGCGAGCATTTGTGCTTTTCTTGCTGTCCATTGTCCTCGGCTGCCGCCCTTGTTCCCTGCTTTGATCTTATTAAAAAGATTCTTTCGCATGGTGGGCTTAGTGTAGTTACCTGCTTTGTTAACAGTAGATTTACTTTTTTTCTTTACGACCATTTTGTTTTATCTGCCCAAAATGCTGCTGACATCTTGCCCTTTGCTATGTTCTTTGCGTGTCTTGCTTTGAAAGATTTGCGTCTGTTCTTTGTGGCTTGACTCTCGCCTTTCTTGGGTGCGCCAGCCGTTGAGGCTCCTTGTTGTCCGAATCGAATCGTTTTGATCTTGTCACCTTGCTTTGCTACGACAATGTGAGACTTCTTTGGGTGGCTCGGTGTTCGCTTAGGTTTGTTGAATCCTGTGACTCCTGCCCTAGTAAGTCTGGGATCTTTTTTTCTCATTAAAATATACCTTGTTGTCGAGTATAAGAATGTCATCCCACTCTGATAAACAAACGCCCTTGACCTTAAAGTTCTTTTGTATGTGCGCTTTAGTGCCTAAACACGCATCAATTTGGTAGTCACCGTTAAAGTCTTTGAAGTGATACCAAGTTAAATTACTAATCAGGTAAAGAGTAGTTATCAAATAACTGGCAGCCCCACTGACTGACGTAATCTCATCTGAGCGATCTGCTTAGATTCTAAGTCTTCCTGAGCTTCTGCGAGCTTCATTTGCTCCACTGCTGTTTTGACCGTGTTCATCGCTGCTTTGCTTTCTCGTTCTATTGCCTCGGCTCTTTCGGTTGAGACTTCTGCTTGTTTGAGTGCAAGTTCTAACTGCGCTGCTTGTTGCTCTAGTTGTTTGCTTGCCTGTATTTGAGACTGTAATGCAACGGCCTCTTCTTGGTTAGGCTCTATGATTCCTGCTTTAACTCCTGCGCTTCTCAGGCGTTTGATTGCTTCATCGCCTCCAACTAGATCAAGGTTCTGGAATAAGATGTCTCCAACTAGCTGGCTCATGGCAGGATTTTGAGAGATCATTGAAGAGAGTTGTTCTGCTGTTTCTTGCTTGCGAGTTGTAAACGATGGACCGCTTGCAATCTTGATGTCGTAGTTTCCTGCGTTCAAATCCATTGTCTTAACGAATGTCCCGGTCTGAGCGTCCATCAAAGTCTTGTTAACGCTGATCGTTTCCTCTCGCTCGTCCTCGCCTATGATTCTGATTGTCCTTTCGGTGTCGTACACAGCAGGGATCATATCAATCATAATCCTCCCGGCTAACTCCATTGAGTCTACTAACTGGTCTTGGTACTCAAAGTTTGACATCTCGCCTTGAAACTGTCTTCTTCCTATTGCTACGCCTGAAGTCTCTTGACCTTGTTGTCCTATGTTTGCATCAAATATCCCGGTGGTTGCTTTGATGTCCTCCGCTGCAAACTGAGCATCTTGTAAGAGTCCGGGTGATCCTTGTGCCGGAGATTCTCGATAGGGTTTCTGCCCTTGGTCAAAATTAAACTGAAGAACTGGGTCATTTGACACCATCATGTTCTTCCACTTGCTCTCATGCCCTTTAATCATGGCAGGAGTCACGAAGTAAGGCTGTTTAGGCGTGAGGGCTGTAACCTCAACCGCTACGCTTCTGGAGTAGTTATAAAGCCTCTGAGCGTCCTTAGCTTTGCGCACAATGCCTCTTGTGATGTAACGGCCGTTGATATTGGAAGTCTTACCAAACATCGGCACAAGAGGGACGAATCTTCCGACACACTCAACCTCTTCGAGTATCTCCATGCCGCTGATCTTGAATCGCTCTAGCTTTCGCTTTTGAACCTTTCTAGTCTTTCCTAATGTGATGCCTTGCAGATTTAACTCGTCTCTAACTGGTTGCACTTCTTCCAAGTCTAAGACTCGTCCGTCTGACAACTGGACTAGCGTTCTCTCTTCGTTCACGATTCTAAAATAATCAGCTACTCGTACAAAGTCCTCGCTTACCCATGAATCCATATTGCCAGTTGAAGTGAAGTCGCTCTCACCGGGATAAGTCTCTGCGTCTGGATAAAGCCTTTCAAACTCTTTGCGCTCCATGTCTTCAAACATAAACCCAAATCGAGCCTCTTGAACGTGTTGAGCTTGGATAATTGGGTCAAGAAGTACAGAAAAAGGATTCTTGATCTCTCGGAGGATGATGTCTTGATCAAGAGAAACGTCATCGATGTAATCGTGATCTACAAGTAGGCAGCCCCAACCAGATTTAACCGCAAACTTAAATGCCGTTTTAAAGGCTTGTATGCCTCTCTGGTCGATTTGACGTATTAACCCTTGGTAGACTTCAGCTATGTCCTCATCTCCCTCCTCAGCGGCTCTGACTTTGACTGAGGGCATTTGTGCCATCTGGCCGCCAACAACTCGGTCAACGGATGCAGAGAGCTTGTCAAAAGTTAAGCAAGGACGATTGTGTCGTGATTCTCGTACAGAATCCTCCCATTGGCCTTCATCGTCATCGATAAACGACACATCAGCGACAGATTGCTCATAGATGTCTGACCATCCGTCTGAAGCCGTTTCAAAGCGTTCCAACGCTTCTTTTACAATCTCGTTTTGTTGTTCGCTATTTCTTTTCATCACCACTCACTTGCAAAGTCGAGTTCTTGGATATAAGTATCTTCTTCAAATGCTTGTGCAAACATTCTGAAGGCGTCAGCCCCATTGCTTGCTGCGTTATGAAGAGGCACTTTTCTGTATGTGTCATGTTTCTCATCGAACTGGTACTGATAGTTTGAGAGAGCCTCTAAACCTTCTTCGCAGTTTTCCTCATGAAACCAACAAGCTTTGAATTTATCTCGCACCATCGCAATACCGTCTTCAACGCTTGCAATCCTTGGAACAGTTGTAATCGGATGCACTCCTAAGCCTTCCAAGATGTCTCTCCTGCTTCGGTTGTTACTTCCTAACGAAATGACCTCAACATCGTGCGGAAGGTAGTGCGTTCCGTAGAGATAGCCTTTTTCTTTCAGGACATGAGCGTAATGATCTAAGTCCACTAGCCTATGTTCATAGTAATCAATGAATCTAAACTTTTTTCCGACTGCTTGCATAAACCATATTGCAGTTGAATCGTTCCGGCCAAGATCGAAAAATGT